TAGAAGAACAACCTAAGTGGGTACAGGATGCACTGTATGAAAATGATAATGATGCTCGTTCTGCAAGTCGTGCTATTGATTTGTACAAAGCAGATAAGAACATCGCAAAGAGTAAACCTGCGAGTAGCAAAGATGCTGCACGTTCGGTAAGTAATCGCACTAGCCGTAATGAACCCGATGCAAATAATACGGATGGAGCATTTAAAGAATCGCAAGTTGCAAAGATGACACCACAGCAGTACGAAAAAGCTGCTGATGCAATCATGGATGCAATAAGAACTGGCAAGTTTGTTTACGATATGTCAGGTTCTGCACGATAATTTACTGTTGACAAATAAAAAATATACAGTATAACTATAGGTATAATACTTATTAGCCACCATTTGGTCTACCTAATAATAACTTACCAAATAAACAAGACTAAACAATACGTAAGACTTACCTGTTCAAGTATAGGCCCATAGAGTTATTAGTTGGCCGATTAATAACAATATGCACCCTAGAAAAGAGACAGCCTCTATGTGATAATGTTTAGCTTATAGATAAGCCTAAACTTTATAGGAGGAACTATTATGGCTTTTACAACCGCAACAGGTTATGGGAATTTACCAAATGGTAATTTTAGTCCTGTAATCTACTCCAAACAGGTACAGCTTGCATTCCGCAAGAGTACTGTAGTAGGAGATGTTACAAATTCAGATTATTTTGGGGAGATTTCTGGTCAAGGCGATACCGTCAAGATCATTAAAGAACCTGAGATTTCTGTATCTGAGTATGCACGTGGCACAAATGTCACAGCACAAGATTTGCAAGACGAAGACTTTTCATTAGTCATTGACAAAGCCAATTATTTTGCTTTTAAAATGGACGATATTGAAGAGGCACATAGCCACATCAATTTTATGGACCTTGCATCCAATCGTGCCGCATACCGTTTAGCTGACCAGTATGACCAAGAAGTTCTTGGCTACATGTCTGGCTATAAGCAAAGTTCTTTGCACAGTGACGCCGATACACTTAACACAACTGTTAATGGTACTAAGGCTGTATCTTCTGCAGGTTCTAATGAACTGCTTTCTTCAATGCAGCTTCATAAAGGTGACTTCGGCAACATTACAACAGCGTCTGCAGGTACTCATTCGATTCCTGTAACTGCTCGTATGCCCGGAGCTACATCACTGCCAACAGCAACTGTTTCCCCTGCGATGATTATTTCACGCATGAAGCGTTTGCTTGACCAACAGCAGGTTGACTCACAAGGTCGCTGGCTTGTCGTTGATCCAGTGTTCATGGAGATCCTTGCTGATGAAGATTCACGTTTTATGAACGCTGACTTCGGTGAATCAGGTGGACTTCGCAATGGTCTAACTATTAATAACTTCCACGGTTTTCGTGTCTACACATCCTCTAACCTCCCATCACTGGGTACAGGTGCAGGAACTGCAGGTACAGCTAACCAACTAACTAACCTTGGTGTTATTGTTGCTGGACATGATTCTGCTATTGCAACCGCAGAGCAAATCAATAAGACAGAAACATATCGTGATCAAGACAGCTTTGCTGACATTGTTCGTGGTATGCATCTATACGGCAGGAAGATACTTCGTCCAGAAGCTATCGTAACTGCTCGTTATAACGCAGCGTAAGGGGAGATATAAACTATGGCTACTTTTGATATGACTCTCAGTACTACCGCTGGTGTTGGGGCAAATGTTCTTGCTGTTCCAACAGTTGTTGGTAATGCTGTACGAACCATTGAAGCAATCTTAGATATTGATGCTATGATTGCTGCAGGTGCTACCATTGCTAATGGTGACATTTTCCAACTACTTGAAATCCCTTCTGAATCAGTAATGCTTGCTGGTGGTGCGGAAATCATGAAGTCCTTTACTGCAAGTTGTACTTGTAATATTGACTTTGCTGGTGGAGATGACATTGTTGACGGTGCTGCACTTGATGCTGCTGCTGGTACATACCTTGCAAAAGGTACTGACGGTGAAGCTAACATTGTAAATACAGGTGCTGCATCTACTTATGCGGCTGCTGCGTTAGCTCTTGTTGGTGCTGCAGATACCATTGATGTTGTTATTGCTGGTGCTGCTGCTGCTACTGGACGCTTACGTGTCTATGCAGTAATTGCAGATATCTCAGCTGCTCACACTGAGGCTGCATCTGCACAGCGTGACTTAATCTAAACTAACTTTAGGGGCTGGTATACACTGGCCCCTTTAGCTTATCTAAGGGAAACATAATGGCGCTTACTTTTCTTACACTTTCTAATAATGTTATTACACGTATGAATGAGGTAGTACTTACTTCTAGTGATTTTACTAGCGCTAGAGGCGTACAAGTTCAGTGTAAAAACGCTGTTAATGAAGCTATACGATATATAAATCAAAGAGAGTTTGGTTATTCTTTTAACCATGACATAAATTCTTCTTCACTTACAGCAGGTGTAACTAGGTACGCACTACCTACAAACACAAAATCTGTAGATTACAGTACAGCTAGAATAAAAAAAGATACTACACTAAGTGCTTCAGGCAATAACTTAACAACATTAAACTACAATGAATATATACAAAAAGAATACGCTACGCAAGAAGACGAGATTATATCTACAACATTAAATGGTTCACACTCTAATTCTGTAACTACATTAACACTTACCTCTACTACAGATCTGGATGCTTCAGGTCTTGTATACATTGGTAGCGAACAAATTACATATACTGCAATATCAGGTAATGATATTACAGGATGTACACGTGGTGCTAATAGCACTACTGCCGCTACGCATTCTAGTGGTACTGTTGTTACACAATTCGACAACGGCAGCGTTCCTCAGTTTATAGTTCGTACCCCAGATAACAATTATCTTTTATATCCTTTTCCAGATAAGCAATATACAATAGCTTTTGACTACTATACATTTCCTACAGATTTAACTGCACATGGGGATACTACTAGTATTCCAGACAGGTTTGCTCCTGTAATTGTAGATGGTGCTGCTGCTTTTGTATATCAGTTTCGTGGAGAAACAGCACAGTATCAAATAAACTTTCAAAGATTTGAACAGGGTATTAAAAATATGCAAAGCTTACTTATTAATAAGTATGAATACGTTAGGTCTACACACATAGTAAAATCTTTTTCTCATAGTAACTCTATGTCTGTGGTTACTTCTTAATGCCAGATAGTTCTCAAACACAACCAGCAGCATTTAACTGTCAAGGTGGTTTAGTTCTTAACCGTTCTAGTTTTATTATGGAGTCGGGACAAGCAATAGAGCTAGAAAACTTTGAGCCTGACATCCAAGGTGGGTACAGGAGAATAAGTGGCTACTCTAAATTTGTTAATCAAGTTGTGCCAGTTACAGCCAGTACTTCTGAAGAACCTTTAATGGTTGCATTATTTGATAATAAAATACTAGCAGCTAGGGGAGAGAAAATATTTTCTTCTGCCTCTACAGAGTTATCTATTAGTGTTGTTTCTGGTACAACTATGTCAGGTTCCGGTGCTTTAACTGTAGTTTCTACTACAGGATTTTCTGCTAGTGGTACTATTCAAATTAACTCAGAAATATTTACGTATACAGGAATTAGTGCAAACTCTTTTACTGGTGTAACTAGGGCTACCTCAAGTACAACTGCTGCCTCACACGATAAACTATCTGTAATATCAGAAGATTGGACAGTAAGAGATACTGGCAGAACTGGTGCTAAAAAGTATCACTTTGAAAGATTTAACTTTGATGGCAACGAAAAGATTATATTAGTTGATCAAGTTAATGCTCCAGTTGTTTTTAATTCTTCGTTAGCAGCTACAGATGTTAGTACTAGTAGTGTAGCAGGAGCAACAGTTGTAGCTGCGTATAGAAACCACATGTTCTACGCAGGTAAATCAACAACACCGCAAGAAGTAATTTTTAGTGAACCTTTTAATGAAGATGGTTTTAGTAGTGGTGGAGGTGCAGGTAGTGTAAAAGTTGATGACACTGTTGTTGCATTAAAAG